AGCGTACTGGGAACCTGTTAATGTCCCACTGCCGGTAGTCACCGTAGCTACGACTGAGTTTTTGAACCCTGCTGGAGCGACAGTGCTTTGCTGAATAGTAAAAACACCAGATGTTGAGTTTTCACAGTAAAATCTATCAACTGGATATTTTTGTGCTGTTGAGTTAACAGTTAGTGCTGCCCCAGCATTCCGTTGATCAATCCGCATGTCACCATTGATGATGCGGTTCCGGCTACCTGCGATGGGGCCTCCGTTGAGGGAACTCAGGTTCGCCGTTGCGGAGCCGTCGGCCGCCAGCACGAAAGCGGGAGACGCAGCGGAAGCGTTCTGGAGGTTGGAACATTTAAGAGTGGACACTTAGATCACCTCCTGGGGGGCATAGTAGGAAAACTCTTTGTGAAGGTTAAGCGAAGCCTGCCTGTAAGCTTGCTCAGCCGCTTCAACCGTTTTGAAATAGCCCAAGTAAACTCGACATCCATTGGTCGTGATGTTTGAACTGTAATTACCTTTATAAGATTTGTTCACGCCTTTGGGCAGCATCCTGTTTTTAGTGGGTTTGCGGTTTTGAAGATTCTGCTGCTTTGTAGCCAGTCTTAAATTGTTGATTGAATTGTTAGAACGGTTGCCGTCAATGTGATCCACTGACAGCGCAGGCCATTGTCCGGTGGTGAAGTACCAGACAAGGTGATGGGCCTTGAGGGCTCTGCGTGGCTTAGTGCTGGTACGACAAATCATGTAGCCGTTAGATTGAAGGCCACAGTAAATGGGATCTCCAGCTTTGATGCCCCTGCTTTCGCCATCGCGGATCCAGATCAACACGCCTTCGTCATCAATGCCCCAGGAAGAATCAATCCAGTCCATCATTTCTGGAGCTGGCTTTCTAGGTTTATCGCAATAGGTGCTCATGATCTATTCCCAAAGAAGGTTGATCGACCCGGCGTCGAACGTGTCGGTGCCGTTTGTGGTGGTGATGCGAACGCGGTCTAGGGTACCGGAAAGCGTTACATTGCCGCCGCCATTTACAACGGAAGCACCGCCAACGTTGTCATTTGTGTACCCATTATGAGAGGCAACCCAAACATTGCTGCCAAGCAAAGTTATTACAAACGAGCCATAATTTGTTGTAGCCGCATTTGAAGCGTTTCTCCAGATAAAACCAGAAGTAGATGTATTAATGGCCGCTCCACCGCCGTTATAGACACCACCGCCACTGAGATACCCAGTACTAGTAACACTTCCTGCTCCAATTTGAACTAGAAGGAAGGCCAGTCCATTCGTACTTACGCCATTCAGCATCACCGTCACGCACTTCACCCAGCTCGGAATGCCGGTGAAATCAATGCTGGTGCCACTGGTTGATGCTATGGCTGTGCCGCTGACGATCTTGTCGGTGAACTCCAGCGACCCTGCGGTGGCACCGTTACGCACCACTTGATAGGCACTGCCATTTCCAGTCGGCAACACCAGCGTGTTCGATCCTGCCACCGCTGGGGCGTCGATCTCGGTGTAACCCGAGGTACTGCCATTTAAACGCAAAGTCACTTGTTTGCCTCCAAGGCGAGTTTGATGGTGTCAGGATCCTCAGCAACGTCGATGGCGTCCTGAATCAAGGCGTATTTATCGCGGATCGCTTGACGGGCCTCTTCGGCTGCAAGCGCGTCGGCACCTGGGATTTGCTTGGCGATGATCTCGTCAAACGGGGCAAACTCTGCGTTGCGTTGAATGCGGCGCATCTGGTGACCAATGACGCGACACTGGCCCAGGTCAACGTCGATGCAGCAGTCACCCATGACCCAGGCACCACGGAAGGTGCGGTCGCTAGGGATGTCGGCAACATCGACGATCTCGTAGGGGACACCTTCGGGGACATCCTTCAAGGCCAGCTCAACTGACTCGGTGGGGATGATGACGGCAACACCGCCAGATTCAGTTTGGTAGATAATTCTTTTCATGGCGTTAGCGGAAGACGGCGACAGAAATGTAAGGCGAGTCATTTGTTATGACGCCATCAGCATTTGGAACTTGAATACGAACAGAACTTGTTGCAGGCGGACTTAAACTGAAAGGCTGGCATACGACTTTAAGCGAGGTTGTGTTAAGTCCAGCGGCACCGCAAATGCTGTAATTCGCATCTGCTAACGCCGTCGTAAAGTTCACCGTATAGTCCCCAGTCCCGTTATCCGTAATGCTGCTCACGTTGTAGCTAGCGCGGATCGCCACGGTGCCGGTGCCGTTGAAGTTCACCCAGGCTTTGCAGAGTTGCCCTTGCTCCGTGGTGCCGATTTTGGCGTAAGTGACAGCATTGGCCGCCAGCACATCAGTATCGACCACGCCATCAGGGATGCCCCCGACGCTGATGCCGGTGATGGTTCCAGAGCCAGCGATTGAAATTGGCATGACTTACACCACCACCCAGGTTGAGCCGGACGGAATCGTAACAACAACTCCACTGTTTATTGTAATTGGCCCAGCTGTCACGGCATTTTTGCTAGTAGTTAAAGTATAGCTTGTAGTTACACTTTGGTCGTTTTCAAAAAAAACCTGGTCCGACCCTGCCCCTTTGGCCCCACCCCCAATAGTACCCCAAGCAACACCGTAGCCTTCAAATTGACCAAGCGTACTGTTGTAGCGTATCATACCCGCTGCACCAGTTGGCCTTTCGGCAGTAGTACCAGCGGCAACACGAATAGCGTCAGTTGCTGAAACGTCTAGAGTTACGGCTGGACTGCCAGTTCCTATACCTAATCGCCCACTAGAATCAACAAACAACCTCCCTGTGCCACTAGTACTGATGGCTAGTTGGTCTGCCCCAGGGGAATATAAGCCTGTATTGGTATCACCAATAACCGCTAACGACGGGGTACTCGCATTACCCGATGCGATTAGCGTAGTTCCCGTCGTTGTTAAATTAGGGAATACAAATGTACCAGAAGTTGCAATAGACGCTGGCAGTACCGTGCCATCACTTGGCGTACCTACGGCCTGAACATCGCCTAAGACAGTGGCAAAAAATGTGGTGCCACTCAGTGGTGGCGTGGTAAATGTAATGCCAGACCCTGAAACTGTATAGTCAGTACCAGGTTGTTGGATTACACCACCCAACGAAAGTAAAACGTTTTGTGCAAGGCCCGGAATAACGCCTTGACCACCAGCGGCCAATGTGAATCCTGAGGCAGTTCCGTTAAAACCACCAGAGATTTGGTCGACAATAATGTAACGACCAATAACAGGATCCTGACCAATATAAGCCATTTAGCTATTCCGGAACCTACACTTATGTTCCTATTTTAAATCAAACAACTTCAGGAGTTACTTCAGTTGCTTCAGCTTCTTCAGTTGCTTCGGGTTCAAACTCGAGCGTTTCGATCAGTTGACCAATCATATTGGCAGCAAACCCAATGAGGTTGCCATCGCCAGTAGCACGGGCGGAACCAAAGGAGTTAATGGCCGAGACTAGGTCAGATTTTTTGCAAGCCATGGAAAGACAAGAGACTTATGTAAGTATACCTAATTTTTACCAAGGAATGCCAGAGGCGTCAACTGGAGTTTCTTGGGTATCTAATTGAGAAGACAATCCTTCACAGATGGTTTCAACTTGCTCATCACCAAGGGCAGCCAACACCCAACCAACCACTTGACCTTCGGTTAGATCTTCGTAAGGTGTGAAGTCATCGGGGTCTGGTGCACCAAAGCCAATAGATCCGTAGCTGCCAGCGGTAAGGTCATCACCACCGGTTACTTCGCGAATAGCGGTAACGGTCCAGTGGGCGGTATAGACAGCGCCATCGGAGATTTTACGTTCGAGTTGGTTAATGCCCCATGCAAAAGTATCAGCCATTTTAATGTGGTAGCTATGGTTTAATTATAAGGTAAAAAATTGTGGGACCAGGTAGTGAAGGTGACTACGCGCCCTTGAGTTGAGCTACATCAGCCTCTAGAGCTTCGATGCGAGCCTGAGCTTCCTGAAGGGCTTTGATTGCCATCCAGTACATCTGCTGCTCTTTGACCCCAAGGCGTTCTTCTTGGGCAGGCTCAGTTTCGGTAGCTTCTTTAGCTTCCTGGAAGATAGTGATCACTTCAGGGCAGCTCTCGGCCACTTGCTGGGCAATCACACCAAGATTCAGATCAGCGTCATCTGGCTGGTCCTTGTAGCGGTAGTTGACAATCTCCCATTCCTTCAAACAATTCCAAGTGTCAGCAGCGAGGCTGATGTCCTTCTTGGCATTAATGTCTGAAAGGTTGGCGTTGTTGGCGCTGTAATTAGCTAAACCACCGTTGGAGCGTATTCCAGCACGCAAAGTTGAGCCTGAGTCATAGCAAGTTAGAAAATAATTGCTTGTTCCGTTTGGCGATGCTGCGCTGTAGTAAATAATTATTCCTAATGGAGAGGCATTTGAACTGCGAAAGTAAGCTGTTTCAAGCGTTCCATCTTGCGTAAATTCGTGATACGCGGCAGTAGTGCTAACATACGAACCATTATTGCTGGCCTTGAAATAACCATTCTGAGTAATCCTCATCCGCTCCGTCGGACTAGCCGCGCCGTCTGCCGTAGTGGAGAACACTAGACGGCCAGGAGTGTCATTGCTTCCGGGTGTTCCATCAATTTCAGCAGAGATTTGAGCAGCCCAACTTTGGATATCGGTGCCATCAGCGGCGGCCCATGAGATGCGGCCAAGTTCATCTCCGTTTGAGATAATTGTATTAGATCCAATAGAGTTACCTCCAGATCTTCCAAGTGTTAAATATGCAAGGCCACCATTTCTGATTATGCTGAGAGCGCCTTCTGCACCCAAACCCTCAACTTGAAAACCAGCAGACACGCCGTTAGCACTGGTACGCGCAGTAGACGTACCAACCAAGAGCCTGCCGGAGCTGTCGATGCGGGCGCGTTCGGTGCCAACTGTTCCAAATAAAAGTTGACCGCTTGATTGCGTTGAATCAATTCTTGCTAAAGCTGATGAATCAATAGATATTTCAAGACGTTTTGAACCCCCGCCATTTTCCTCTAGGCGAATTGTTGGAGTGGTTGCATTAATTTGTAATTCTTTTAGAGGGCTAGCAGTGCCAATCCCTACGCGCTGTGACGAGTCAATCGTCAGGGCTTGAGTGTTATTTGCATCAAAGCGCAGTTGGGTTCCATTCCTAAAAATCCTATAAGTATCGTCGCCCCATGAAAGGGTGTAGCCGTCACTAAGTCGAATATCGCCGTTTGCAATTTCTAGCTTTTTGCTGGGCGCAGAAGTTCCTATGCCTACACGGTTATTGACGCTATCAAGATATAAAGTAGCGCTGTCATAATCAAACGGAAGCGATAACTTATCACCCGTAATGGTGCCATTGTTAATCTGGCTACCGTTTACGTTTGAACTAGTAGTGACGTTACCAATGTAAGGCATGACTAGATGGTGTTATCTTGAGGATTTAACATATAAGACACGGTAACATCAACTGAACTACCGGTGCCTGCATAAGCACGAATAACGTCTTCCGATTGAACAATAATTTTGTTACCGGTCATGAATTCAAGAGACGACTGGTTGGGTACGGTGCCAGAGGTGATGATTGATCCTGTGCTGGTCACACCTGATTTAATAATCTGTACCGTAACGTTTTGAGAATTAGCGGTTGTATTAGAAGCAAGGATACTAAGCACAACACCGTAGGTACCAGCTGGTACACCACTAGCGTTTGAGGTACCAGAAATAATTACAGTCGGAGAAGCGGATCCGCTAGCAATATTTTGTCTAACTACAGAAACAAAGCGGGCCATTTATTTACAAGATCTAATCACTGTTTTTTTAATTATAGACGCATTTAACCAAGGGCGATGGCATAGACAATTGCAGTTGTATCTGCGTAGCTTTGTGTGGCAACCGGCAAACCACTGATGCTTAGACCGGAGGCAAAAATACCGGACACACCACTGATTACAGCACCGCTTAAAGTTTGAAAAACACCAGAGGTTCCTTGGATCGTCGTTCCGGTGATTGTGGTACCGCTTAAGGTGCCACTGACAATAACGCCAGAAGCAAACGATCCTGAACCAAGGACAGATAGATTGCCACTAACCGTTAAGTTCCCTTGAACAGTATGGCCACTCGTAATTAAAGTCTGGAACGTACCAGAGGTTCCAAGGATGGTGTTGCCAGTGATTGTCGCACCGGAAAGATTGGTGAATACGCCTGACGTACCACTGACCAAAGCACCGGAAACACTGGTGGTAAACACACCAGCAATACCAGTCAAGTTTGTAAATACACCCGCATTACCTGTGACGGTTGTACCAGAAACAACTGTGGTGAAGGTACCGGATGCACCTGTAATTGTGGTGGCCCGTACAACGTCTCCTGTAATGGTGGCACCAGAAAGAGTCGTTGTGTAAACACCCGAAACACCGGTTACAGAAGTAAACTGTCCAAAGTTTCCGGTAATAGTTGTACCTGAAACACGACTGGTGAATACACCACTAACACCAGTAATATTTGCAACGAGGATACTATCGCCAGTAATTGTGGTACCAGATAAGTTTGTATAAACACCTGAAACACCCGTAATATTTGTGTACCTTCCTGCGTCACCAGTGATTATTGCACCAGATAAAATCTGTGTGAAGACACCTGAAATACCGCTGACATTACCAAAGTTGCCGTAGACACCGGTAACAATTGCTCCTGAAACACTAGTTGTAAACGTCCCGGAAACACCTGTGATATTGGCAAAGCGTCCCGTATCACCTGTAATGACAGCACCGCTTAAGTTTGTTGTAAAGGTCCCAGAAACACCTGTGATATTGGCTGCGCGAACGGTGTCGCCAGTAATAGTGGCACCCGAAAGTGTTCCGCTGACTCGTACAGTGGTGGCAAACTGGGCAAGCCCTGAAACAATCAGTCCACTTTCAACGGTTAGGTTACCGCTCACAACTAGAGCGGGCGTTGCCAGGGTACCAAAAACACCACTGGTTGCTGAAACGGTATTACCCGTAATGGTCTGACCACTCAGGTTGACAAAGACGCCGGAAGTACCAGAGATTGTATTGCCTGTTATTAAGGCACCACTTAACTGGGTTGAAAAATTACCACTGATTGCATTGATAGTAGTGCCAGTAACAGTCGTAGCCGTGACGGTAACACCGTTAACGTTGGTACCCTGGATGTTTGTACCAGTAACTGTCGTACCGCTAAGCGTGCCACTGACAGTTGCATTTGTTTGTACAACAAGGCTACTGACGGTAACCAAGTTGGTAACACTTAATCCTGACGTCGTAGTGGTACCAGAAACTGTCAGGTCATTTTGAATTACTACACTGCCACTAATCGTGCCACCAGTGCGCGGCAAATAGTAAACGTTTAAATACGCCTTGGTTCCAGATATGGTTAGCTTTTTGTTCTTAATTGCAGGGTCAACTTCCGCAACCTGCACAACCGTCAGCAGATCGGCTTCTGCCAACGTAAGCCCGGCAATTTCTTGTAATTCGCTAATCCTGCGATTTGCCACTACCTATTATGCATAAATGCTCTTAAATCAATTATAGTTCCGTTAGTCCAGTACATCACCTAACCTTGATCTCAAGGCGAGGCAATATGTTGGATGCAAAGTGCCAGCCTGCTTGGATTCCGGTTACTAAGCCGCAAGACAACAGGATAACCAGTAAAAATTCAGCAACTGTCAAGTTGCGACGAAGATAGACCACCTGAGGTCTTTGCTGGGGAATTGCTACTTGTTGAGCCAGGGTTTGCTGAATTGCCATCTCTCTGGCACGCGCTTTCATCTCTGCCAACTGATCAGGAGTGATCTGTGTAGGAGTTGGTGATTGGCTGGGGGGTACTTGGTCTTCCATTTGAGCAACTGGTTTTCCCATACATTAGCATCTAACAAACAGGTGTTGCCATGAATTACGGATTAAGGAAAGGACTAGAAGATATCGCATGGGAGCTGAAGGGTATCAGGAATATCCTTGGCTCCATGTGGCACAGTCGTTACCAAGACGGTGAGACTGACGTCTTGAATCCCGAGGCTTTTGCCGATGAGTACATCTCGACAGAAGAATGTGGCCGCCGTCTAAGTGTTTCCGACCAAACACTGCGTAATTGGATGGCTATGGGACGGAAGAATCCAGAAAAAGGCTGGGTTGAAGGCATCCATTACGTCAATGCCTCGCCGGATCCCAACCGAAAAGCAATCATCAGGGTACCCTGGAACCATCTGATACGCTCCTTCGCCAAAAACCGTGATCTTGACGCGCAAGATTATAGGAAAAAATCATCGCCCATGTATGTGTCCACAGGTTTCGACAGGTTGGAATGATGGCACATCGATTTAAAAACGTAGAGATTGATCTTGTCACCATCGAGAATCACGAAGATCTTCTTCCGGAATCCTTGATTCGACAAGTAGCAGATTTCTTACCACCAGGGGGTTCGTTCGATGATGGTTGCCTGCGGCGGTACCTGGAAAACCTACTGAACTACGAAGAGGAAGACGCCAATTCAGGCATGACCTTGGCCAATAGATTACGTATTGCTTTCAAGGACATGACCCCTGATACGATCTGTGGTAAATTCCCGCAAGCTGAATTGCCACTAAAACGACGCCTTCGTTGCGTAGCCGAATACCTTATCCGGTCTGGAGAATTTGATAAGGTAAGAGACGACAATGGTAGGCTCGTCAAAAAACGCGGCATACTAGGCAAGATGGTGGTCTTGTATCAACCGATGCCTAAGCTTTTAGACTCACTTACACGCCAGGGGCTCTTAACACCATGAACCGTAGAGAACAACTAATTGCTTCTGTGATCGGTCCAGAGATGGACACGACAAAAGCACGGATGCTTGATGCCACTATCAAGTTGATCCTTGGTGATATGGGGGAGCAATACTGCCAGATGTGGGAACACGAGGGACCTGGCGTCATGGTGTTTCAGCCTGACAATAGTGAACGCTCTATGTTTTTCTTGACACTCAAGGAGATGCACTCTGCACAAGAAGAGTGCGAGCGATCAAATGACGGTGATATGGCTGAGACGTTCCGGCGTATCCTTAGCGCAGCACAGAAGATTGATCCCTTGGAAAAAGCGGGTTACATCATCAATGATGGCCAGGGCATTCGCTATTTGGAAATAGACTACAACACCGTATCTGAAAAGTAGTGGGCCTACAAGACATTCATAAACGCTCTGAAGATCTTGAGTTGATTACCAACTACGACCTGGTAGCTGCGGCGCATGCTCTTTTGGATGGCATTGACTTAGATGTTGCCAGTTCCAAGACGGCAAATCAGTTTGTTGAAGCAAAGAATTATTTCACACCTTCGGATGATGGGTTGAATTGTCAACAGTGGTTTGGCAGTGCTTACTTGTTTCCTCCTAGAGGTGCCTACTTCTGGGACAAAAAGAACGACAAGTGGAAGATGACACGTGCTTCGTCACCTACGTTGACATCTTCCCATGCCGTATGGTTTCGCAAGATGTATCGTGCGTGGTTAGCAAGGGAAATCAAGCAGGGTCTCTACTTTACCAACTGCCCGGACATGATCCGGTACGAGCAAAAAATCTTTGATTTTCCTATTTGCATCCTGAAAACCCCACCACTTTTAAAGAAGAACACAAGTGAGGGTATTGGGCAACACAAGACCTGCACCTCATTTCTGGTTTACTTGCCACCAATGGATGACCCGACCACAGCCACCGAACGTTTTGTAGATATTTACGGGGAAAAGGGTCGGATTCTCTGCTAGGTTTTGTAGACTGAAAGACGTTTCAACGCAGCCATGAGCATACTGGCCGACTGGGAAATCAAGTATCTGGCTCAAAACAAGGAGATGATTGCTCCGTTTAAAGATCATCTTGTTAGTCAGCGAGGTGAGCAACGGATCTTAAGTTATGGCCTCAGTTCCTATGGCTATGACATTCGCCTATCGCCTAAACAATGTTTGATTTTTGGGCGGATTCAAGCTGGTGAATGTGATCCAAAAGAATTTAATCCTGAAATTCTTTGTGAAGCAGAGTTGCTAGAAGATGAGAAAGGCCAGTATTTTATGCTGCCTCCTTATGGCTATTGCTTAGGTGTTGCTCAAGAACGTCTCAAGCTTCCACGGGACGTAACCGTTGTCGCAGTCGGTAAATCTACATATGCACGGTCAGGGATCTTGGTTAACATCACCCCTGCAGAATCTGGGTGGGAAGGTTATCTAACTTTGGAAATTAGTAACTGTACCGGTTTGTTTAATCGGATCTACGCTGATGAGGGCATTACACAACTGTTGTTCTATCGTGGTAACCCCTGTGAAGTTACCTACCAAGACCGTAAGGGTAAGTATCAAGATCAACCAAATAACATTGTATTTTCTCAAGTGTGACTTGAGTTAAACAAATGCCTTGCCAAATTGGGCGCCTGGTTTGTCAGCATAGTTGGTACTACCAGCCCGCCCAATAGTGTCCCCCATGCTGGGTAAAGCACTACCAGCAATTGATAGTTCAGTTCTAGGTGTTCTACCGTTAACAGTCGGTTCTGCAATTAAAGAACGCTTTTTGTATTCACCTGCGCTCTTAGCAGCACGCATAAACTTTCCAATGCGCTCTTGATTGTTATTTATTGCTTCAACTGCGCCACGTTCTTCTGGATCTACGCGCCGCATATCTGTATCGTACGCCTGTTCAGGACGCAAGTCCGAACTTTCAGCCGCAGACGTACCCGAGTCTTGACGCGGATCGTAAAGAGCATCAAAGAATTTTGCCATAGTATTATTGTAAAAGGAATAAATCAAGCTAGAGAAAAATCATGCACGGCAATAGTGCTGCTGGTTTCTTAGATAGTTTCGTTCAAGACGAAATTATGTGTCGCTGTCTCGACGAAGATGAATTTGGGCAGCCCATCGATAACGAGAAAAATGATGTACCCTTGTATGACATGTACAACAGGGGTCTAGCGGCATGCGAACAGGGAATGGAAAGGACCAATCTGGGGCTGGAAGGGAATCCTGCGTTGGAAGGTCAGAGGCCGGGCATGACGGGTTACATTCCCTCAATGGAGGAAGCACTTGCAACGAACCCGGGCTCCTCTCCGCGACCCAAGGTGCTGATGCTGAATCTGAACGGCCCCAGCGAGGAGATGCTGGAGCAGTCGAAAAAGCGCCGTGGTTTGAGCCGGTAGAAGACAACGGTTGTAAAGATGGGGTTTGCCCAGTTCCATGGGCAACCAAACCTTACCGTCCTGAGCTAAAGCCTGATCTAGTCAATCATCCACCTCATTACTTTGACGGCGGAATTGAATGCATTGAAGCCATTGAGGCACAGCTAACTTCTGAAGAATATCGCGGATATCTAAAGGGAAATATCGCCAAGTATGTGTGGCGTGAGCGCCATAAAGGCGGGACAGAATCACTGAAGAAAGCACGTTGGTACCTGGACCGTTTGCTAGAGCTTGACGAAATCTAGAAGGGAAGAGCTTCTTCTTCGTCGTCGTCCTCATCTTCGTCACCAATGCAACTGGCAACCAGTTCAGCCAGCTCTAAATCGGTGGGGATATCAAAATCAATCTCGATATTCTCATCGGCCATCAGCGATTTGACGGCATACCACTCCATTAAACGTTGGTGGTACAGGTTAAGGAGCGCGGAATAGAGCTGGTCCCAGGTCATCTCCTGGGCTTGCAACTCCGCTTTACGCATGGAAAACTGCAGCTCCAAGGGAAGCTCAAACTCCCGGGGTTCAACCGAACGTTCCATTCCGCTCTGCACGTCTTCAATGCAACTATTCTAATCCTAGCTGTTGAAGATACCCGTTAAGCTCTCTTGGGTGTAATCGTCCCACAAAGTATCGTCAATTTGAAATTCGTTGGCAAATTCTGACAATACATAAGGGCTGACACGCTCTTCCAGGTGACGAATCGCTTTAACCTGATGTGCTGCCGCCGCGTAGTTGCGAAAGGCTCGCAACAAAATCTCTGTTGTGCCCCAGGGGTTTGCATCGGTTTCCTGTAGGAATAGTGCTGCTTCCTCCTTGCGTCTCTCTAGCAGACCACCAATAACTTGATGTTCTTCATCAAAAACCCAACGATTAATTTCCTCGGTTGCTGTGCAAAAATCTTCATTCTCAATGGCATCTACAAGATGGCTGTAGAGGAATGATTCCCATCCAACGGAATGGATGAAAGAAATTAAAGCCTGGCGCATGGAATCATCTAGACCCAGGTTTAATTTTTCTAGTTGAGTATCAATAATATTGGTTTCGTGGAACAAATACTCCAATGCTTTTTCTTTACTGCAGCACTGTCCTTTTTTTACGGGGGCACCGTCAGGGTAAAACTGAGTACCGAAACCGATGGTGTACGGTTCTGCTCCCGTAGTTGGATCTGGGTACGCGTTTTCGTTATAACCTTCGTATTTACGAATTAGGTTAATAGCATGCGAAAAGTCCGACATGGAGATAACACTTGTTATCCCCAATCATACACAATTTACCGCCCTTGTCCGCGCATCTTTTTACGACCATGATTAGGCAATGAATTTTGACCTTGTCCTTGCCGTGTTTTTTTCGGCTTGGATTCAATCTTGGTGCTGGAAGTTGTTTTTGCTTTTGCCATGAGGTTACCAGTTGTAGTTACAGGCCCAATACCCGGGAGTCAGTTTGTCCTTCTTCTCGGAGCAGTTGTGCCTGGCCTTGAAGTTAGCACGTCTTCCCTCATCCTTGTGCGATAGGTAGTCGTCGTAGCCGCGCAGTCCAAACCGTACGACAGCCTCCTTGCCGTCCTGGCACCCTTTGACGACGTACTTGTGCTTGTCACCCTTAGGAGCCCGCTGAGGCTTGTTGCACTCCATCTTATCCTTTTGGAAGCGCTTGGCTGCAGCTGCTGCTTTTTTGCGTTTGTCCGCCATCAGAGTCCTTTAAACATCGAGGTAAATTCACCAAGAATCTTTTCGCCTGTCTTGGATTTGTAGTTGGTATCTTCGTCCTCTTCTGATCCTAAGCTGAAAAAGCTTGAGGAAGAAGGCTCTGTTTTCTCATCTGTTGTAGTTGTATCCTCGTCAAGGAAACTTTCAATAGTTCCAAGGGAGGCAAAGGGATCGCTCAGGTCCAGGCCAAAAGATGTAAGCGCAGAATCTTTACCTGATTTGGTTAATAGCTTCTGTTCACTTCGGTCTAGATCCGGGAAGAAATTATTATAAAACTCATCTTCTGTTCCTTGATAGCCAGAAGATTGGAACACGTTAAACAATTCAGTTGTCGGCTTTGTCTTCTCATCTTTAAAATCTTCTGGGCGCTCAATGTATGTAAGCCCAAGTACCTGCTGCGTAGGGCGTTTACGCTTTTCATTTAGGTATTTAATTTTTTCTCGTACATCTTGTGCAGATCCCGTCCTTAATGTTTCTTTGATATATTCTTTTAACTCGTCTACAGTTCCCTTGAAATCAGTCAAACCATAACGTTGTAACACTTCGTTCCAGCTAGTCTTGTCTTCTGGGTCCAGGCCACGCAACATCTCATCTGCAAACTCTTCGGGTGTAACAAACTGACCAAAGATAGATTCTTGTCTTAACGCTTCTTCTTTAAGCGCTGGAAGAATGTTGGTAAAGATTTCATTTTGAACTTTGCTGGCATTAAGAATGTCATCTGCACCGTCATAACCTTTACCCTGTCCTTTAACTTGGAAGTGCATGCGTGCAAATGCTTCTTTATCATTTACATCTACGCCAAATCGATAAGCCTGCTGAGCCCAGTACCCATCACCTTTCTTGGCGGCTTCCCAGTCAGATCCAACTGTAGAGGCTTGTTCCGCATAAGCGCTTTCTCGCGCCTTGTCACCGGTCGGATTGAAATAAAAACTAGAATCAAAATAACGATCATTACTTGCTCTAAGTTGATCTAAGTAGGCTTGCGCCCTCAGGTTTGCAACTTGACTTGTTGCGTTAAGCATGTCTTGAGTCTGAAATGGGTTTTGCTCTTCCTGACGAACATCAAGATACTCAACAAATTCATCCATAGACTTAGATGTATTAAAACGTGGAATTAAATAGTCATCAATAAATTGCCGTGCAAATTCAGAATCAATTTTAACGCGGTCTGTTGCTTCTGCTGTTGTGTAACCAAGCTCCAGGTCTTGATCGTATTTTGTTTTTAACGCATTATCAAACCATTGTTGCCAATTGTATGTCGCATTGTTTCTAACACCTGTAATATTTTGAAGGCTTTTCTCCAGGGATTCTTCAGCCTTTCCTGCGGACGTAAAGGAAAGCATTCCACCCACACCTGTGTCGCCCAAAATTGAATTGGTTAATGTTTTATTTATATCCATGACTTCACTGAAACCGCTAAAGCCACCCAGCAGGCCTAGCATCTCTTCTTGCGCTTTGGCTTTCTTCATTTCCTTAATGGAATCTTGAAGAACGTTTTGAGTTAATGCGCCAAACCTCTTGGCATCAACTACTGCTTTTTCTCCAACAGCCTGATTGAGAGCGTCTTCTAATTCGGTGACGCCATAGCCAGCATTGATGTTGTAATTCAAGCTGACTTGTTTATCTTCTGGGCGTTCTGATAAACGGAATAAAACAGCAAATTCATCCGGCTTTGATGTATCCAGGAATTTTTCTTTGGCTTGTTGAGACCAGTACTTATCTCCGTTCCGAGCTTTTTCCCACTCTGCTGCAATTTCTGGAATGTTTAAGAGACGTTGTGTTTGCGTTGATGTATTAATACCTAATTGCAAATCTCTTACGTCTTGCAAATCCTTATCTGTTGGTTTTTTTTCAAGATATTTATTGGCTTGTTCAGTGGTTTCAGCAGCGTTTCCTCTCAGTCCTGCAGGTTTTCCTTGAGTTGTGTAATGCCAATAGTAAAAATTTGTTTTGCCATAGCGTTCCGTAATGTCAATGTCATCATTTGCAACAGCAGCTGAATACTGTTGTGCGGCTACCGGATTAATTCCTTCGTAGTAACTTGGTTGAAAATCACCGTAAAGCGGCTTGCTACCTAAAGCAGGGTCCCAAGACTCAAGTTTTTCAGAGCGATAGAAATCTTTAAAAGAATCGACTAGTGAGTTTTTAAACTCATTTGCTTTGTCTTGTGTGTATCCATTTTCTACCAATCCAAGATCTGTATTAAGAAACGAATCTCTAACAGAAGTGTAATCGCCACCCCGGGAAGTTTGTGCTTTTTGTATCAGTGTATTAACCGCAGTGTTTTCTGCTTCTCCTTTTGCTTTAGCCTTTTGATTAGACCTACCATCCGTATTTAAAATAGAATTAAGAACGCCATTTGTATAGAGCTGTCTCGTCCCTGTTCTTGTTTCATATGTTGGCTCTCTTCTTACACAAATACCAAGAAATCGACTGGCACATCGAGTACCCGTTTGTTCTTGATATTGATACTCTTCTGTTTCCTGACGATCTGATGTCAGCTCATCGTCACTAAAACCCGTGTAGGAATACACGGGCACCCATTTACCGGTTGTTGAGTCGTAGCGAAGAGATGCCATCAGGCAACAAGAAGTACTAAGGAATTTTAAAAGTACCAGTATCTACATTGTACCTTGATCTTGCAAACACACAACCTTTAAGTCGCGTATTTGATAACAGGGTCAAACATAGTATACAAAGAAACGTCAACAGGTTTTTGATCCATCCAAGTTTTAATGCGTTTAAATTTTAACTCACAATAAAACTCTTGTTTTTTGTACCAATGTTCCATTTCAGCGCTGGCTTTGGAAGTGTTACAACGCCGACAAGAAGGAAGTAAGTTGTCTCGATTACTGGAGCCGGATTTGAACCTAGGAATTATGTGGTCGAGGCTTGTTGCTTCGTCTCCACAGTAACCGCATCTACAATCCCAGGAGTCGTAAATAGCTTGTCTAAATCGTTTCTTTGCAAGTTTGGGAGTCAGTTCAAGGAGCAGTGCGAGAGGTTCGTGTTCGCAGCTGAACATGCTCAATTTGCAGTTATCTTATTTTAATTTCACCTCATACATTTTCAACTTAAATATAAAGATAAAAAAACTGTAAACACCCCTTGACAGTTGCCGACACCCTGATAAGGTAGATGCGCACACGACTTCCTTCCAAGTCATGACCAAACAACGTGAGTGGGTGTCCGTTCAACAGGCGGAAACACTGCTGGGTATTGACCGCGCAACTCTCTTCAAGTACCGCGATGATGGCACCCTGAAGCTTGGCCCCCATTTTGCTGCCTTCCCTGGCACCTACTCACGGAACAGTTATCGCTGGAACGTCGCTGCCGTCCGTAAGCACCTGAGCAAGCAACAAAAGCTTGCTGTTGCTGTCTGAGCTACATCACTGGAACTCAACGGTCCTGCCTTGTGTAGGGCCGTTTTTTATGGTGTGAATGCGTTGCCTCTTTTGTCAAACATTGTAAAGTTTTGTACTTCAATATAAGCAGTTGGCACGTTAAGCAGCTTTTGCAAAATTGGAGAGAGTGACGGGGACTGACAGTTATAAGGCGGTACGTCCATCGTGGAAAGTGATCGCCTGGTAACGCTGAAGGCCTGTGCTTCTTTCTGTTCGTTTTCAGTGTTATCAACCAGTGTTTGTTCCCAAGCAACCATGCTTCCCATCTCCATGGGAAAATCAGAAGGTTCTGGGGGAAACACCCCATCTTTGAACTTAAGTGCATAGATGTGTTTGCAGTAACGCATCTCATCTAGCAAAGGTGTCCAGTTGTCAGTCAAAGCTGTAATCTGATCTTGTTTTGAAGAGTAGTCATTGTATGTAGGCATCCCCTCCGGCGTAGATCCTTGCACACTAATTGTATTCTCACTTCTTAGATATGTTGCGCCAAATTCTCTATAGATACCAGGGTTGTCCCTGTTGGAATTGATAAGCGTTACGTTGTTAATAGACGTTGAAATAGGTGGCGTAAATCCCTGTGGAGCATACACAGTTGTTGTTTTATTTACGTCAGCATTTGCCATCGCAGCGTTAGATGCAACCTCGGTTGCTTCAAAGATCTTGGTAACACCGGGGTTAAGGATGGACCCTGCGCCAGCATTACCCAATACTTCATATCTAAAGCTAACCCCAGGGTTGACTGCAAGTACTTGAAAAACTCCATCAGCTACTCCCCCAGTGGTTCCTTCAACATACACAAAGCTATTCAATAAGGGTGGTACTTTAGTGCTTACCGTGACGGATGAAGCACTGGCTGTGATTGCATCAAAGAGAACTGGCGTAGAAAGCACTGCTTGTGTAGTGGCTTCAAAACGACCGGGTTTAACAGACGCAATGCTTGTTCGAGGATAAAACTTTTTCGTTCCAGTGGCAGAGGCAACATCCAGCATGAAGCTGTACTCCCTGTGTGTAAAGTCTTGACAGGAGCATGCAAAACGCGCACCCGTAATTAAAAACCTGCCAACTGTAAAAGGAACCGGTGAAGGAGTGATGTATTGTTTATCAGGACTGATATAAACAGAACCAGCTTTTTTAATTGTCAATATCCCCGAAAAAGGATCGGTGTTTACCAAAACAGCTTGAACGTATCCGTAACGTTTCTGCGTATTTGGATCAATGGTATTTAACGTGATGATATCGCCGTTTTCTTCAATAATGCGATCCTCAAGTATTTCACTATCTAACGGCTTAAGTCCTGTGGCTTGCCCTGGCACTGCAATATAAAAAGGAGGTGGTAACGGATTGACAGCACTCCAGCTACCCGCAAGTTTTACATACCAGTTTTGAGAATCGGATGTGATGTATTGAATAGAT